ATCTCCATCGCGCGGTCAACGCCATTCACGAAAGGGGAGGTCATCCCGCAATGGCTGTGACCGATCAGAAGATCACCGACAGGTACGCCGCCTACAACGGCGACTGTCTCGAGGTGATGCCGACACTGCCGTCCGCCTCGGTGCATTTGTCCGTGTACTCGCCCCCATTCGCCACGAGCAGCGGCGCGCTGTACACGTATTCATCGAGCGAACGGGACCTGTCGAATTCCAACGATTACGCGCAGTTTTTTGAGCACTACGCGTTTGTCATCCGCGAAATCTTTCGCCTAACAATGCCAGGGCGCGTGACTGCCGTTCATTGCATGGATGTTCCGTCCGGCAACAGCGGCACCGATTACTTGATTGATTTCCCTGGCGACATCATCCGGCTGCACGAGAAAGAGGGCTTTCACTACATCGCGCGCTACTGCGTGTGGAAGGAACCTCTCGGCGTCCGCAACAGGACGATGGCCAAGAACCTCGCGCACAAAACGATCGTTGACGATTCCTCCCGATGTTCTGCGGCCGGGGCGGACTACCTGCTCGCGTTCCGACGTCAGGGAACGAATCCGGTCCCGATTGCCCATCCAAACGGCCTGATCGACTACGCCGGCGGTCGCAAGATGCCGACCGAACTCTTGCCATATCGCGGATGGAAAGGTAACCAGATTGAGAACCGATTCTCGCACTGGATTTGGCGGAACTACGCATCGGCGTTTTGGGATGACGTCCGAATCGGACGCGTGCTGCCGTTTCGTCAAGCGCGAGACGAAGAAGACGAGCGCCACGTTCACGCACTTCAACTCGACGTAATCGAACGCTGCCTGATCTTGTGGAGCAACCCCGGCGAAGTCGTTCTCACTCCGTTCATGGGCGTCGGGTCAGAGGTTTACGCCGCGCTGCGCAACGGACGCAAGGCGATCGGCGTGGAGCTCAAGCCGAGTTACTACCGACAATCTCTGAAAAATATCGAGTTCGCGGAAAGCGATTCGAAACACGAGCAAATGGAGATCGGCGCGCTCACGCCGACCCTTGCAGAGTTCACCGATGAGCCTGACGCGGATCTGCAGATCAAGGACGGCGGGGCGCGGGAGGAGACGGCGTGACGCAACGCACGTTCGATCCTCCGCAACTCGCCGTTGGATCAACACTCAATATTCGCAAGCGAATTCTCGCGCACATTCGCCCGTGGGAGACCAGCATCCCATTCGCGACAGCACTGACTAACCGAGCAGAGTCGATGCGCGATTGCGAGCAAGTGAAATTCAAAATCTCCCTCCGATACGGCGATTGGTTTATGTGGGAGGCGCGACTCATTCGCTACCTTCAGCCGCCGGCGAACAGCCTCGGCGTGCATCCGAAGAACAGGTTCTCCTTCACTGGAGCAAAACGTTGAAATACCTCCGCGTCAAGAACTGGAACAAGTTTCAGTACGACGCCGGCAAGCAACTGCCGTGGATCAAATTCTTCACCACACTCCTCGCGCCGACGAAAGAGCCGTGGTACTCCGAACTCCCGGACGCGACAAAGGCACTCCTGCACCATCTCTGGCTCATGGCGATGGCCTTCAATGACCGCATCCCTGAAACGTGGATCACGAAAGAAAAGCTGAATCTTCAGTCGAAAGTAAAACTCGACTTGCTTTTGCAATCAGGTTCGATCTGGTTCGAAGATGAGAGCGGAAACAAAATCGACTCTTATACGCATGCGCGCGCGCCTTCTGAACTCTCAGATTCTAATGCTCTTCATTCTCCGAGAGGGGAGTCTGAGGGGAGAGGTTTCGATTCAGACGCTGAATTCTCCGCTCTGATCGCCATGTATCCGAGGCCGCTCGGCAAGAAAGCGGCGCGACGACACTTCGACAGAACCGTCCGCACGCCTGAGGATTTGGCAGCGATCAAGCGCGCTCTGGACAGCTACGTCAGGGCAACCACTGACACTGATTCGCGGTTCATTCAACACGCGTCGACGTGGTTCAATAACTGGCGTGACTGGGAACATTACACCGAGGAATCAAATGCAAACCGAAACGACAAACGAGACTCCGCAAGCGGCAAGCGAATCGAACCACGGCCAACCGCCGCAGACTTCGGAATGCGAACACTCGCCGACGTCCTCGCCGCAAAAAAGTAGTTGCTTGCGCTGCGGCGAGCCGCTCCCGTCCGAACGGCGATTCCTCTGCATCCGCTGCGACAACGCTGCGACTGAGGCGATGGAAGAGCGCCGAGAATGCGAAACTAACGCGGCGATCGACCGAGAGTTTCGGCGATCCGGATTGCCTCGAGACTACGTGACCGGAGAACGCAATAGCGGCGACACACCGCCGGAGTTTACGGAGATCGGCCGGATGCTGCGCGAGATCGGCACGCGAGAATTTCCTGGCGTTTTTCTTTTCGGGCCATCCAAATCCTTCAAGACGACAATCGCCGCAGCGTTCCTGGCAGCACAGATTCGCGCGGAAAAGTCCGGTCGGTTTGTCGACGTCACCGACCTCATGACCGACATCCAGCGGTCATATCGCGATGACAATTTCGAGTCACGCGGGGAGATCGTCGACCACTACGCGATGACGCCATTGCTCGTCCTCGACGACCTCGGGCAAGAGAAAGCATCGCATCACGCGGGCGAAGTGCTCCGACAAATCCTCGACCGGCGCCGGCGGAACTGGTCGCTTGGCCGATGGCTGATCGTCACGTCGAATTTCACACCAGAGGAGCTGCGCGACAGGTTCGAGGAGCGGCAGACCGGCAATGCAATTTTGCATCGAATCGCGCAGCTCACGATTTCGGTGCCAATGGAGCGTGGACGATGACTCTCGGCATTGAGGTTGCGGCGCGATCATTCGACACACACGAGGAGCTAGAGCGGAAGCTGCGCGAGCTGGAAGAATTCATCGAAACGTGCCGAGCCGCCAAACCGGAGAAATGATGGAGACGAAAATCAACCCGCCGAGGAACAATTGCGGCGAACGGAGTCACGGACCGTCGTGCGAGCTGAAAGACGGCGAGAAGGACTGGAAGCATCGCTGCATCGTGTGCGGCAGGAAGCCAACGGTCCATCCGACCGACCTATGGCGGGCTGTGCTGCTTCGGAGAAGCGGAGACGATGAATGGTAACTGGTGACATGTTACGAACAGCAGACTACTTCATACCACCCGACGCGGTGGCGTTGCGAATTCTGCGGCCATGCAATCACAGATGGAGCATCGATGTATGTTTGCAGGTATCCACGTCCGCGTTACCAGCACATCGAACATGGACCGTTGGATAATTCAACCGCGATTCACGGCCCGTTCAATCACACACCGCGTTGCAACTCCGGGGGTTGCCATGACTGACCTACGAACAGCAGCACAGCTCGCGGAAGAATTCGATGGCTGGAAAAATGATTGGGGCAAATCAAAGCCATGCCCATTTTGCGGCTTCGTTCCGCAGATCAGACCGTGGCATGGCGGCGGCCCGAAGAAACGAATGATCGCCTGTCAGAACGACCGCTGCTACGTACAACCGTCTGTCACCGGATCAACGTCAACGATCGCGCGTAAGCGATGGAACACGAGGGTGGCATGACTGACGATTTACGAACAGCAGCACAGCGGTTGATCGACCTACTTGACGCCGACGAGCCATTGCCCAAGTTCTTCCTGTCGGAGTCGATCAACGACGCTCTTGATGATCTCCGCTCTGCGCTTGCTCAACCGCAGAGCCGTTTCTGCGGGAACGACGCGATGATCGAGGAGTATCACGGATTCCTTCCGCCGGGTGATCCGATAGTGAAGGAGCATGCTGCGTGGCACATGACCCAACCTGATGAGCCTTGCGGTGACGATTGCGCGTTTGAACCGGCGAATCCGCCTGACCCTCTAAGCCGCACCGAAGCGTTGCGCGTCGTTGCGTCATTTGATCCGTTGCCGGTGGATCGAATCTACGCCACGCTACTCGCCTACGCGAACCTACTCCGTTCCCACCCTGCTGCCGTCGCGCAGAAGGACGACTTCGATCGGCGTCTTGAAGATGCCGATGAATGGCTCGCTCAGTACGTGATGGATCACGGCGCGCTGATTATCGGAACGACGGAGGATGCATCAATTGGCATCTTCCCCAACAACGCCGATGAACAGGCGCGAGCGCTCGGGAGTGGCGACACGATCATTGGCGCGATGCTTAGGGCGCACGAACGGGTCTCCTCTGCTGCCGTCGCGCCGTCCGAGGGGGAAGGGCAATCATGAAGAAGCACACTTACACGCCGTACTGGTCGGACATCAAGAATTCCGTCTGTACGTGCGGACTCGCCCGCGTGTTCTGCATTCGCATCAACGGCGAACCGATGGAGATTCCTGTCGGATTGAATCGCTACGCTGATACCGGCAGGGCACAGTTACGTGCCATCAAGGGTTCTGAGCCGGAGGAACCGACGCGATGAACAAAGAACTCGAAACAGTAGCACAGCGGGTGCTCGAAGCGATCGACGATGGTCGGATTCAGATCAACACCAGATTGGACGGCCTCGGTTTCCCGTCGGATCGACTCGTTGCCGATCTACGCTCCGCACTCGCTCAACCGCAGAGCATTTATATGGACGCCGGCCTGGCCGATCCGCCGGCATACGATTCCTTGGATCGTCTCGACTCTGCGCCACCTGAGTCCTACGCGCTGCCACCTGATCCATCGCGGCCTATTGAGCGTATCAATCTAGGAGCGAAAGGTGGGTTGTCGGTAACAGGCCCGCGTCCTGAGTCCGAATCTCGATGGGACACAGCGGCGAACGAGCGCACGGTTAGACCGGAACAGCGTCCGCATCCTGCTGTGCAGTCCGAACCTGAGAAGCCGCCTGCCGTCGCGAGCCGTTCGACAATCTGCGCGAAGTGCGATCACTCGCTGTACGAACACCATGAACCCGATGAGGACGATCCAACGTGCTACTGCTGTAGCGAGTCGTGCATATGCCTGAACTTTGCCGAGGCGCTACCTCCTGATTCCGCGCCACTCTGTGTTGCGACATTCTACGAAGGACGAGACGAGCCGAACCTAGAATGCGCGCTCGTTCCGCATTACGATGGCTTGCACTTCGATTGTAAGCGCGGCATTCAATGGCGTTTCACGAATGAGGCTGATGCGCAGCCAAAACACGTCGCGTCGTCGTCCGAGGCGAAGGACATCCCGTTCACAGTACCGCCTGCCGAGCTGCCGTTCGTCGCCGCCGAGCAAACGAAGGAATACTGCGATGCGTGGTGCGAAGACCGCGATGACCCAGACGGCATTGATGATTACGCTTGCGGCAACCTGCTGCCGTGCTCCGTACATGCGCGTGCCGGGCAGTCCGAGCCCGCGAAGGATTCAGTGAGCAACGCTGACGAGACGAATTGCGGAGATACATATGGGTGGTGACGATCTACGACGTACCGAGACACGCCGGCAATCGCGTATTGCTACAACAACATTCCTTCTGCATCGTGGGGATCGCCTGAGCGTGTTGAACGCTGGCTCGCGAAGCATGAAGCTGAACGTGCGGCTGCCGTCGCACAAAAGGAGAAGGTGTGAGCGAATTTGTTCATCCCATCGGCGCTGAGACGGTCAGTGAATCGACTGATACGCGAACTGCACGACGTTCTGTATCAGCGTCAAGCGTTAGATCGCGCGACAAAGGCGCTCGCCGATGGCGACGGTGGTTACGATCATGCGTAGCTACGAAGAATTGAAAGGCTGTCAACGACTGTGATGGACACGAAGATCAACGAGCCTGATTGTGCTGGATGCTGGCACCCGAAGGTCGAGCATGATCAGTGCGTACGGACTCGCCAGTCACGCCAAAGGAGAAATGAGATCGTGAGAGAGCATCGGCGAATGCACGCTCGCTGGTTGTCGGTGTCCATCGTATGGTGTCGGCACGTCCTGCTTAAAGTGCAAACGGTGGAAGTTGTGGAATGAACCGCCGTGTCCTGACCGTGCCGATTTCAAAACGGCGAAGGAAATTGAGGAAACCGCGAAGTGGCGCGCGGCTGAGGACGGGCTGAAAGTGATGATGTACGTCTCCGCGTTGCGAACCACGAGCGCATTCGGACGAAAAGATTGGCATAAATATACTTGCCTCATCAGCCGAGAGGGGGGAGAATGAGGCAGGCGTATGCCCGTGAGTTGGCCCAAGTTCTACATCGAACTAACGACGGTGATCGTCTAATGGCAATGTTCCAAGCCATCGGCGACGAAAGCTATTTTCACTCAGTCGAATCCACCCCCTTCTACGTAAGCCGCATGAACGCGGTCGGCTTGCTAGTTAGATGGCGCATCCAGGAGAACGCAAAGAGGTCGGCGGCCTGCAGAAGAAGTTGAGCGTCAGGGTCGCGGCGCGATCCAAGTCTGGGATATGGTCGTAGCGTGGATGTATGCGGCAGCACACGACGGAACGCCGGCCGAGGCGTATCGTGAATTTCAAGAGATTCACCCTTTCCGCGATGGCAACGGGCGCGTTGGAAAGATCGTTTTCAATCTTCTCAACGGAACGCTCCACGATCCGCAGATGCCGCCGAACTTCTTCAATTGCGCGAACCCATGAAGGAACTCAGCCTCGCAGACATCTCACGGCAGATCGAAACACTGCGCGAGGAGTTCGCGCAAGCACTCCGGCGCGGTGATGACCTCGAAACGATCGCCGTCTCTGCAGCCGAAGTTGCGCGGCTATTGAATGTGGATCGAAAGA